GGCCAAACGAAGAGTTGTGCACATTCTTTTGTGATTCACTTTAAAGCGACAGAAGTCCAGTGGACGTCCTGTGCATAAGCATGGGTTTAGTTAACATAATGGACACCGTAGAACATGGACAGGCATAAACCAAGGGTTAACGCCTAGGGATTGGGGGATTTTTGGATTCTGGGAAAGAAAAAGAGAGAAAGGCTTGGATGGTGCTTCTCAGGGGTACTTGCCTGTCTTCTGTCCTTATAACCAAAACCCACATTCTTTACGATCTCTTATTCTTCCAGCCCTTTTGTCTTGTGTCTCCACCTGTGAATACTGGGAGGATGATGACTACCCTGTCTAGTGGCATACCTGGTCTTAGGCCTTGGTTGTAGAAGTGTCTGTATACGTCTAAGACTTCATGGAAGCCTTTGCTTATATCTCCCTCTCCTGCGGCTGTGAGGATGTGTTGTTCTGGGGTTCCTATCTTTCTGAGGAACTGTGTGGTGTGGGGGCTTGGTCTTCTTCCTAGGGTCATTTCATTCCTCTTGGGCTGTGAAGGCCTCTCCTGTATCTGCGTGTATAGCCGTCTTGCCTGTGAAGTCTTGCCAGCGCTTTACGATCACATCGCAATACTTGGGGTCTAACTCCATGATTCTGGCTATGCGTCCGTTCTTCTCTGCGGCTATCAGGGTGGTTCCTGAGCCTCCAAAGCTGTCGAGGACTTGGTCTCCGCCCTTTGTGTTGTTCAGTAGCTGGTACTCAAACAAGGCAACAGGCTTCATGGTTGGGTGCTCTCCATTGCGGCTTGGCCTGTCGAACTCTAAGATAGTGGTCTGCTGCCCAAAGGTGCCCTGCGCCTTCCTTCCACCCGTAAAGGCAGGGTTCATGCTTCCAGTGGTAATCCTGTCGGCCCATCACAATGCTGGACTTCTTCCAGATTAAACACTGACGCACAGCCCATCCAGCGTCTTTAGCTGCGCCTCGAAAGTTGTAGCCCTCGGAGTCTGCGTGCCAAATGTAAAAAACAGCACCTGGTTTCATGACCGTATCAGCCGCAGTGTAAGAATCGCGTAAGAATTGACGGAATTGGTCGTCTGGCATCTTATCGTTCATAATTTTGAGGCCGTTTTTGCGCCCTGGGTCTCCATGATTTCCACCCTGCACTGCCACGTTATATGGCGGGTCTGTCAGCCACATATCCACCAATTGACCGTCCGTCAGCTTGGCAAGATCATCCATACTGGTGCTGTCCCCACACAAAAGGCGGTGCTTACCCATCACCCAGATGTCTCCAAGCCTTGTGCGCGGCGTTTCGGGCAACGGTGGGGCATCGTCTGGGTCGGTCAATCCCTCAGTCACCTCAATAGGTGTCAAGGCATCTATCTCCTCTGGCGTAAAACCCGTCAAGTCAAGGTCAAAGCCAAGTTCTGCCAACTCGCCCATCTCTAAGGCCAGCATCTCGTTGTCCCACCCTGCGTTCATGGCTAACTTGTTGTCAGCAATGACGTAAGCCCGTTTCTTGGCATCCGACCAGTCCCTTGCCACCATCACGGGTACTTGGGTCATCTTCAGCCGCTGTGCCGCCAATGTCCGTCCGTGCCCTGCAATGATGCCGCCGTTCTCGTCCACCAAAACAGGCGTTGTCCAGCCCCATTCCTTGATGCTGGCAGCAATCTGGCTGACCTGCTCCTCGCTGTGCGTTCTGCTGTTCCTGGCATATGGAACCAATTTCTTGATGTCCCACTGCTCAATCGTGTCTGCTGGATTCATGGTTTCCCCAAAAAAAAGGGGCCGAAGCCCCAAGGCTGGCAACTGCGAAATGTCAGCGCCTTCATTCTATTTCAGGAACAGGAACCTCTGAAGGCCACTGCCCACTGTCTGTCAATGCTTGTACGGTCTTGTAATGGGCTACCTTCCATGCCAGTTGCCTCTCAGCCTTTGACCACCTTATGCCTTGATCAATGTCGTAATGGCAAGTCATGCAAAGTGCCGCTGTAAGATTGTCGTCAGCTTTGATCCCTCTGCCCTTGCCGCCACCCCAGTTTGTGTGTGCTGCTTGGACACAAACACCTGACCCACAGATTTGGCAGTCTAGACTTGCGACTAGGCGCAATAGCTTCTTGCTGCGGATGTAGTTGTGTTTGGGGATCATCATTTGGGAAGGTCGTAAAAAGTGACGCCAAGCTCAGTTGCGGCCCATGCCTCCACCTGCGTACAAAACTCGCTGAACTCTGTAGTTGTAAGGTTTGTGGAACTTTTGCCCACAATGCTACCGTCTGGTAACTCAGTTACACCCAAGAACTTGCGCTTGGCTAACTCGTGCCATGCCTCGGCGCTGTACTGCTGGCCTCCAACCTTGGCCTGTTCGGATATCTGGGACAAAACACCTCGACCCCAATAACGGCGATTCTGGGGGCTTGTTCGCTTTTTGGTACTCAGGGTAAGGATCCAGCGCGTTTCCCCGTTTAATCGGCCTTTAAGGAACGGATAGAGGCTATTCTGGATGTCGCGCCATGCATCAATGCGGTTTACCAGTTCAAGCTCGAACTTGTCGCTCATGCCGTAAACCTCCGTGCGCATTCTGCAATCAGCAAAGCCTCTGCCCGGCCATTGTCCTTTTGGCGGGTCAGCGGGGCGTTGGGCCATAACTCTCGGGCCATCTTGAGACTGAGGTGCTTGTCAGAGGTTAAGCCCATCTGCTTTTTCCATGCCTGTGGGGTGACCAAGTGGGCAGGGCATAGCAAACGGTCAACAAGGCCCAAGGCGACCCCATAGGCCATCCCAAACTTGAAAGATGAGGCTACCCCTTGTTTGGGCATGGAATGCACCACCTCAAGGGCCACCTCACGGTCTTGCCTTTCAAGGGCTTGGCTCATCTCGGCCCAAACCATTTTTTGATTGATGTGTTTGCCGTCATGGATCATGTCTCCACAGGACACATACTTGCCGTGATGGTCAACCATTCCCCATGCGCCAGAGAAGCCAGGGTCAATTCCTACATAAATCATTGGCTTAAAGTTCTCCATGCTGTGGCGGCGCACAGGGGCACTTGTCCGTTCCCAATGGCTTTAAGTCTGTCCACCCTAGCGGCCACCCCATTAGCCACTCGACCCACGTTGGGTTCAACCTCCCACCAATATTTGGTTTTTCCAAACTCATTACAACTTCGCCCAAATTGCTTTTCCAATGTTGACTTTTGGGGTCTAAGTGTCGTGTTGTTGCATGGCGAGAATCTTGACAAACTGGGGTTGGCCATGTCTGGAATTCCTCCCATTTGTGTGGGTTCTTCTGCATTTTTGGCATTGTTCTGCCCAAAGATGCCTCCACTGCATCCGTCAGTTTGAATGCTGCACTTCCATTGCTCTCCAGCCTGACTGGAGTGGGCCAATTGGGAACTTTCCCCTGAGCCTTCCTGACATCCCGACCCGCTATTGCTGATGCTTCCTCTAGGCTCATACCCTCTAGCCACGCGTTCCGCATAATCCTGACTGTTCCCTCGCATGGCATGGCTGATGCTGTCGGAGTTGGGTAGATGCGCTTTGATCCATATTCTGTCTCGTTTATGGTTTGCTCCAACATCGGCAGCTCCCATAACAGTCCATTTCGTGTCATACCCGAGCGCGGTAAGGTCGCCAAGGACTCGTTCAAGTCCTCTAATAACGAGCATTGGGCTGTTCTCCACAAAGACGAATCGGGGTCGTACTTCGCCAATGATCCTTGCCATGTGGCTCCACATTCCTGATCGTTCTCCGTCAATCCCTGCGCCTTTTCCGGCTGAACTGATGTCTTGACAGGGAAACCCGCCCGAAACAACGTCAACAATTCCTCTCCACGGCTTTCCGTCAAAGGTTTGTACATCATCCCAAATCGGGAAAGGCGGGAGAAGTCCGTCATTTTGTCTGGCGACAAGTACGCTTGCGGGGTAGGGTTCCCACTCAACTGCACAGACTGTTCTCCATCCAAGGAGTTTTCCCCCAAGTATTCCTCCACCAGCACCTGCGAATAAAGCCAACTCATTTAAATTCTCCATAATTTCTTTCGTTAATCGAACCGCGACTGGTAGGTCGGCAGCAAGTAGATCATTTCCGCTTGGCTGAGTCCTGTTTCGTCTTTGTCAGGGGTTCGTGCCAAGGCCCAGACCTCAACAGGCTTCTGATCTCGTTTTCGTTGTGGCCCTGCTTCACCCAGTCGGTCAGCACCTTTGTTCGGCGCTTCTGGATCTGGTCTTGCGGGATATTCAACGTGCCAAGTTGTCTGAGAAGCCGTGCCCCGCACCAAATGCAACACGGGTCGTACCGATTCCATTTGGGGGCTTCTGTGGATGATTGACATTCTTCACACCTCATTACGGAGGGCTTCACGTGCAAACCTAAGAACTGTCGGGTTTATTCGCTGTCCAGCAGTGTAATTTGCCAAAATCTTCTTAGCCCACGCCTTGTGGTCAACCTTGTCAGCCACGACAGCCTTTTTTATGTCTGCCAGCTTTGCCAACTCTCGCCTTAGTCTCTCAGGGTCTGCCTTAGGTTCTGGCAGGGCAGTTGCTTCTGGTGCAGGGGCTTGGCGGCAAATCTGCTTGAACTCAATGACGTTTGGGCAGCGAGGTGGCAAGTTCTCCAGCGCCCAGGCTATTCTGTGAAGGCTGGTTGCATAGGTGGACAGTTCATGTGCCCATAGGGTTTTAACGTCACCTAATGGGGCAGCGCCCAACGATTTGTCCCACTGTGCCCCATAGGTAGCCCCAAGACGGTTGAACAGTCTGTCAATGGCTTGGTTTGATAGGCTCATTTTCCAATCTCCAAAATGTCGGTGGCTTGGATGTCAATGAACTGGTTTGGCTGTTTGCCTTCGTGGGCCAGTCGGTCTGGGTGTTCACGACCCGTCATCTCCTCCCAACGCTTCCAACCCAGTTCTCGTTCTTGTTGGGCAAAGCTGACCGTTTTGTTGGTTGCTTGTTTGTCAGCAACCCAGTCAGCCTTAAACGACTGCCAGTTGCGAACCACAATCTCGTTTAGAGCCGCCTCCAATGTCCATCCAGCAATGTTGGCTTCCTTGGCAATGGAGCGCATCACGTTGTCCGTGATCTGGGCTTTCTTTGCTTTGCGCTGTTTGACAAAAGATTCCCACACCTCATTGGAAACGCCGACAGGCGCTTCTGTCTTTGTCTCTCTCTTTGTCTCTGTCTCTGTCTCTGTCTCTGGGATAGCAGGTTGATAGCGTTCTGCTAGCACTCCGCTAGCAATAATGAAAAAGCCTTTATCAATCAATGGCTTTACACCATCACTGTATTCTTTTGGAGTTATGTGGAGTCTGAAGACCAACTCATCTTGAGAACCATCAAAAGTGCCATCCTTGGACTCAGATGCTAACAACCAGAGCAAAGGTGCAAGCGCCTTGCTAGCAAGTGGCAAGCACATGAAAACACGGTCATTGAGAAGGTCACGATGGAGTTTGATCCACGGTGGGCAGCGGTCTTTGTAGTGTTGAAAGACGGCCCAATTTTTAGGCTGAATAATCATTTTGTACCTTACGTTGTCGGCGTTACAAAAGAAACAGTGGCAGGACGGTAACGAATCGTCTTTTCGACAAAGGAGATCAAGCCCTTGCCTAGCCAAGTTTCAAAAATTATACCTTGTCAAACCAATCTGGTCTAACAACCATCAGTTGATACAACCGCCCAGATGGAAGCGTCTGCCACTGCCAAACAGCACTGCGAGACACACCCAACAGCCTTGCCAGTGCGGCCTGTGAACCAGCTTTTTCGATTGCTTCTTGTTTTGTCATCCGTCAATTTTACTCCACAAACAGTCAGTGTTGCGTACTAGGGAAACTACCTAGATTTATTTTCAATAAAGTCTTGATGGGCGTGAAGAAACCTTTACAATGCAGTCATGCCCTAGCAATTCCGCAAGGGTCTTTTTAGGAGGTCACATGACCGATTTCACTTTCACTCCAGCAGACTTCAGCGCCACCCAGATCACAGTGGTTGCCAACACTCCAGACGGCAAGCAATACCTTGCAGAGCGTTATGGCTTTGCTTGTGTTTCCATCAACATTCGCAAGTCTGCTGCGCCAGAGCTTGCTGACAGCTTTGAGTTTCAGGGCTTGTCTTACTCTTAACCAACGGGGCTACGGCCCCACATCCCCGCAAGGGTCTTTTAAGGAGCAATCATGAAGCAAACCTACATTGTTGAGTTCAACGCATCAGGCACACAAGATGGCTGGTCGCGCATGGAGTTCACCTCAATTTCAAAAGCCCTTGGCTTTATTTCTGTCATGGTAAAGCGAGGCTGCCATTGCCAAGTTTTCCAAGGAGCAGCAGCATGACAGCACTCGAAAACTTTGAGCAGCTTGCCACCAAATACAGCGATGACCCACGAACCAGACTGGCCTACCACGTGGGACTGCTTCAGGGGCACATCCGCAAACAAGACCACCTTATCGCGATCCTTGAACAAGAGATCCGACAACTCAGCCTCGAAATCAACCAGGAGAAAGTATGAAACAGATAGCCACCGCATTGGTGAAGGCGCAGAAAGCCTTTGGCCCTGCCCTGAAAAGCAGCACTAACCCACACTTTCGCTCACGCTATGCAGACCTTAGTGCCTGTGTGGAGGCGGTCATTGAGGGGCTGAACTCGTCAGGTATTGCCCTTATCCAGAGAACCAGTGAAGACCATGCTGGTGTGACTGTTGAGACAATCTTCATTCACGAGTCTGGTGAGATGCTGGAGTGCGGCAAGCTGCACGTCCCTGCCAGCAAACAAGACCCCCAAGGGTACGGTAGCGCACTGACATACGCTCGGCGCTACTCACTGATGGCAGCTTGCGGGATTGCCCCAGAAGACGATGACGGCAACGCTGCCAGCCGCAAACCATCAGCGCCAGCCCCAGACATCACTGACCACTTGTCAGCAATTGAAGCCAGCGCCACCAGTGACGAACTAGCGACCCTTTACAAGTCGGCACTTGAGGCTTGCCAAGGCAACCAGGCTCTTCAGGCCAAGGTAATTGCAGCAAAAAAGGCACGGGTTGAACGCGCCAAACAGGAGAAAGCAGCATGAACGATCAAGGAACTGAAGGCTGGTTTGCAGACCGTCTGGGCAAAGTTACCGCCAGCCGATTGGCTGACGTACTTGCAAAAACCAAGACGGGTTACAGCGCCAGCCGCACCAATTACATGACCCAACTTGTCTTGGAAAGAATCACAGGACAAAAGGGTGAATCGTTTACCAACTCAGCAATGGCATGGGGCACTGAACAAGAGCCGTTTGCCCGAGCCGCATACGAGGCCCACACGGGTCAAATGGTTGAGGAAGTGGGATTCGTGCCTCACCCAGAGATTGAGGCCGCTGGAGCCTCGCCTGATGGCCTTGTTGGGGATGATGGCATGGTTGAGATCAAGTGCCCGTCATCTTCCACCGCTCTGGAGTGCTGGCTGACCCATTCGCAAGGTGGAAATCCGGTGGATGCCAAGTACTACGCACAAATGCAGTGGCAGATGCGCTGTGCTGACCGAAGCTGGTGCGATTACGTTGTATTCGATCCACGGATGCCAGCCAAGGCTCAACTGTTCATTGTCCGAGTCGAACGAAATGCCGATTGGCTAAAAGTCGCAGAATCAGAAGTGACCTCATTTTTGGCAGAGGTCGATGCCAAAGTAACCGCCCTTAAATCAATCATTGGAGAATGAAATGTCAAAAGTAATCAAAGAGATCAGTTGCGTCACGGGCCAATACACAAACGCATCAGGTGAAGTAAAGAAGCGCTACCAACGTATCGGGTCAATCATTGAGACAAAGAACGGCCCAATGCTCAAGCTGGACAGCATCCCCTTGCGTGAAGGTGGTTGGGATGGTTGGGCATACATGAACGACCCGCGCCCACAAGAGGGCAAAGAGCAGCCACGCCGCCAAGCCTCTGGTTTTGACGATATGGAATCGGATGTCCCTTTTTAAGGAATGACCATGCACGACTTGTTTAATCGAATTTTCGGAACTGAGCCAAAGAAACTGGTGCGAACTGACGATCCCGACACAAGTCGTGCGTCAGCAAACGCAGTTGATAGCACCAAGCTGGAGGGCATGGTCTACGAGGCCATCAAGAAGTTTGGCGACCAAGGGTGCATCAGCGATCAGATTCTTGCTATGTATCCTGCCTACCCTTACTCATCCATCACTGCCAGGTACAAGGCACTGCTGGACAAGGGTTTCATCATTGACACGGGTGAGCGCAGAAAAGGCCAGTCTGGTCGGGCGCAACGTGTTTTAAAAGCATTGGAGAATTAAATGGATAAGTTCATTGACGTTTTAACAGCCACAGCAATTGGCCTTGGTTTAGCTGTTTTGGCTCTGGCTTACTTTGATGTCTTGTTTTACTAGGGGGCCAAATGACTGAAGAAGAAAAAGATTTGCTCAGAGACAAGATTTGGGATGAACACGCATCTGGCCTTGATGGTGACCCCGAACCGGAGGACAACGAATGAAACGCCACGACCCAATTACTCACAAATACGCACGAACCGTTGAGGAAGCGTTTGACGAACACCCAGACCCGATTGAGTATCCACACGAACCATCGCTGTTTCGCTGGTGGGGCGAATTACTCGCCGCCTGTGCTGTTGTGATGTTTTGTGTGTTTGTTGTGACGGCAATCGCATGAACACCGCCCTGAAATACACCGCCGCAATATGGTTGGTGTTCACTATCGTGATTGGCTACCAGATGATGGGGTCGGCCTTTCAGAAAGGCTTTGAGCAGGGCTACGTTGAGGGGCGTGAACGCGCCCTGATGGACGATCAGACGCTCTACAAGCACTGCACCGCATGGTGGTTCGATGGCGACGAGCCGAAGGCCATCAAAGAGATCAACAAGTACTGTGATCGGAGGAGCAAATGACATCAAGACAACAATTTGAACTCGAACACTTCGGCATCAGCCCCGGCAAGGTGGGCAGACGTAACCCTGCGTTTTGGATTCACCAAGCCCCCAGCGCATGGCGCAAGTCTATGAAGTACTGGGCGGCACTGTGGCTGGGCATCGTGCTCGGTGCCATCGGTGCTGGTGTGCTGGCTGTGTTTGTGGGGGTGGTGAGATGAACGAAAAAACAGAAGGCTACCACTGCGTAGTGTGCGGCAGGTTTCTGCCAGCAGATGAATACGGCGTCATCGTGCATGACGACATCCCACACCCGCCAGAGATGGATTTTGCAGAAGAGGAGAAGCCGCAATGACGCCGTTGGTGCGGGAAATGGTCAAGATGGTATCGGTTGCTAATCTTGACCCAACTCAGATGCAGTGGTTTGATGTGACTGGAGCAATCAAAAAATACATTGGAGCAGACCCAAAACAATACTTGTTACATCCAGCACCGTACAAAAACATGATGTTGTGTGGAAAGACAGCGCAGGGTGACTTCATGTTGTCAGTGCTGGCAGAGCCAACAGCAACCATTGTGACTGGTTGGATTATGAAGCCGACGGGATACAAATCCCTTGGGTCGTTCCTTGTTGCCGAGCACAATGGTGAGCCAAAGACGGGAGCCGTAGACAAGCCTATTGACCCAAAAGACCAGTCAATGATGTGCGGGATTTTGGCTATGTTTTATGCGTCGCTTGACATGAAGATTGAAGCATATGTGCCAACAGCCAAAGACACATTCACAAATCGCCGCAAAATAAAAGAAGGCAAGTTGCCCACGTACGACTGGCACACAGTGACGATTGAGCCGCCCAAGCATCAGTCAGAATCTCGCGGCGGTACACACGCAAGCCCACGCAGGCATCAAGCAAGAGGTCATTGGCGCACTTATAAGTCCGGCAAGCGCGGCTGGGTCAAAGAGTGTTGGCGCGGCGATGCCAGCAAAGGCGCAGTGTTTAAAGATTATGAATTTAAGGAGAAACCAAATGAGAGACACGATTGAGCTGGCCCGTGAGGCTCAGATGCCGTATTTCTGGCAATCAGGTGAGATTGCACATCTTGAACAACTCAAACGCTTTGAAGCCCTTGCCCGTGCTGACGAGCGAGAGGCGTGTGCAAAGTTGTGTGACGAACTAGACGCCAAAAAGTGGGCAGAGTGCAGTGAATATGGAAGTGGGTATGGAGCCGACATTCGAGCAAGAGGAGAAACCAAATGACACCGGAAGACGAAGAGTTTGCCCGTATTGAGGCAGAGATCAAGCGCCGCCAAAATGATGATGACGACACTCAAGAGTACGCACACCAGCGCCAGTGGGCTGGGCTGACGGACGAGGACATCGAGCAGGGCTGGAAAGAGTCTTGGGTGGACAAGCAAGCGTTTGAGTCCGCCGTCTGGTGGGCTGAGAAAAAACTCAAGGAGAAAAATCATGACCTTCACAGAGCGACAGCGCAACCTTATTGATTTTTGCAAGAAGGCTGGTTTTGGCTGGAGAAAGTTTGCTGAAAGCGTTGAGCGAAGTGGGCAGTGTTCACCTAAACAAGAAGACACTCTCTGCACGATGAAGCAAAGAATCGACCAAGCTGAGGCCGTCAAAGCTGGGAAGTTTAGGAGCTACGGAAAAAACAACATCAACGACTGCGAGATCATGTCGTTTGGGCTGCACATTTAACTCAAGGAGAAGAACCATGACCAATGAAGCACTGCAAATCCTGTTGACGCTGGCCTTTGGCGCGGCGTTTGGCCTGATCGTGGGCTGGTTTTTATGGGGAGAGAAACGATGAACATTCATCAATGCGAACGATGGGCACAAGACAACGGGTTTGATTCTTGTGAGTTTTATGCCAACTTTCCAAGCGGCAAACATAAATGCCGATGGCTTGACGCCTACTTCGGTATGTTCGAAGTACCGGATGTCATGGAGGGGTTTGTCATGGTGCGCCAGATGGACGAGATGTTCCCGTCTTTGGTGTGTGAACCAATTACTGAGGGGGATGCATGAACTGGGAAAAAGTACAAGAGATCATCATCTACGTGATTTTTGGCATTGCGCTGGTGGGTATCGCGTTTATGTTTACTATGATTTGGATCGCATGACACCAACCGAAATTGACAAGCTGCGGTCAGAGACAAACCCTTGGGGACTTACGCAACACCAGTGCATGACCAT